TTTATCACCATCGGAGGAGGTTACACTAAGCCAAAGCGTATTAACGACGAGCCAGACAATTACGGCAACCGTTGGGCGTTCAGACCCAAACACTTTTTTTACAATAGATGTTACCTATAATTTTAAAAACGGAACGACGACAAACGATACAGTATCAATTTTAAGCCTTGGTGAAACGGTGCTTTTGACTTCCGATAGTTCTCGATTTACGGCAGACCAAAATACAACAATAGACCAAAGAGAAGGTTTCCCAACAAGATAAAATAAAAGAAAATGATACAACAAATAATCGCGATGCTTCAAATAGATAATTTCTATAACGAAAGCGAAAATATAGACATAGCCAAAGGAATAAATAAAAAACACACTTCAATTATTAAAATGCTTAAACAAGCGAAACGAGATATTAAAAACTTGAAATAATGGCGATAGAAAAAACTATAAAATTAAACGTTGAAACGGGCGCGGCTCAACAAAATACAGAAGACTTAACCAACGTCCTAAAAGAACAAAAAGAGATATTAATCGAACTTGAAAGAGAATATCTCGAGGCAACTCGGGTGCTGGATAAAACTTCAAAATCAGATTTTGCTGGAAGAAAAAAAGCGACAGACCAAGTTAAACATTTACGCGATTCTATCAAAGACCAAAGGCTTTCTGTTCGGGAGTTAAGCAACGAGCAGACAAACCTAAACAAAACCGCAGCAAAGTCCACAAAGCACCACATCGAACAAGGCAAAGCGTTGCATTTGCTCGACAAAGTTACGTTTGGATATTTGAGCGAAAGTATACATTTGTATGAAGAAGCAAGTCACGGTTTAAAAGTTCTGGATGACGTAGGGGGAAAATGGAACATAAAACAGAAGTTAATTACGGCAGGTCAATATCTTTGGAATTTGGCTATATCGTTAAATCCTATCGGTTTAATCATCGCTGGAATAGTTGCCCTTATAGCTACGGGGACGGCTTTGTTTGCTTGGTTTAAAAGTGCCGAAGCTGCTACTGCAAAGCATACGGCAGCAGTAGACGCCAACGAGAAGGCTATGAAAAAGCAAACCGCAGCTTTAGAGAACAAGGCAACAGAAGCTGAAAGAGCAGCTAACCAAGAACTCGCAATGGCAAAGGCAAGTGGAGCAAGTGCCGAGGCTATTAGAAAACTTGAACTGAAATTAATTGATGAAAAAATTGCACGGGAAAGAAGCACAAAAGCGACTTTATTAGATACTTACCAAACAAACAAAAACAGTTTGGCTAAATTACGAGCCGCTGGTGCAGACGAGGATATAATAAAGCGTCAACTTGAAATAACGGCAGAATCTGGTAAAAATATTTTAAAACAAAACGACAACATAAAAGCTGCGTTAAACGAAAAAAAGGATATTCAAAACCGTCATTTAGTTGAGATTAAAACCGCAGAGGTTCAAGCAAATAATGAAGCAAAAGAAAGAGCAAAAGAAGCGTCCGATAACGCAAGGTCAAAACAAAAAGAAGCTGCAGAAAAAGCACGGGCAACCCAAAAAGAAATAAACGCTAAAAAAGAAAAAGACGAAGAAGAAGCGCGATTAAAAAAGATTGAAGACGACGAAAAACACAGAAAGTTAGAAGCAGACGCAAAAATCGAAGCTGCTCGACTTCAACGTGAAAGAGAAATAGAATTTCAAAAAGAAATAGAAGCGTTAGACGAACAGAACTTTCAAAACGGACTGAAACAAACATTAGGCGAAGATGCTTACGCGCTTGAATTAGTTAGGCAAAAATATTGGGCTTTAGAAGAAGCAGCGAAAGGAAACGCGGAACAGTTGGCAGTTATAGCAACGGCAAAAGAAACCGAGTTAAAAGCAATTACAGATAAGGCTTCAGATAACGAAATTGCAGCAGCAAAAGCCGTAGCAGAACAAAAAGCGGCTATTCAATCGCAAGGTATAGACACGGCACTACAAGGTGTCCAGCTTATAAAAGGATTATTTGAGAAACAAAAGGGCGTTCAAAAAGCTGCGGTAATTGCTGAAAGTGCTATCGGTATCGCAAAAATGATTATAGCAAATAAACTTGCAAACGTAGCAGCTTTGGCTACCCCACAAGCAGTATTAACCAGCGGAGCGAGTGCCGTTCCCGTAATTGCCATGAATAACATATCTACGGGAATAGGTATAGCGGCAAACATTGCGGCTACTGGTAAAGCGTTACAATCGTTAGGCGGTGGTAGTCCTCCTCCTGACCCAAATATTGGCGGCGGCGGTGGTGGCTCTGCTGGAGGTCAACAACAAGCACCACAATTTAACGTGGTCGGCAATTCTGGGATTAACCAACTTGCACAGATTCAACAACAACCGACACAAGCGTATGTAGTTAGTGGTGCGGTTACTTCGGCTCAATCATTAGACAGAAATAGAGTGCAAAATGCGACAATAGGATAATATAAACGTTATAAAAATATGAAGATAGTAGAACTTATAATTGACGAAAGAGATAGCGATAGCGGAATTGATGCCGTGAGCGTTGTAGAATCTCCAGCAATAGAGGAAAACTTTATTGCACTTGCTGAACAAAAAATCGAACTCAAAGAAATTGACGCGGAAAAGCGGATTTTAATGGGTGCGGCTTTAATCCCAAACAAGAAAATATATCGAGTAAACGAGAAAACAAAAGAGGAGTTTGAAATTTTCTTTTCGGAGCAAACGGTACGCCAAGCGATGGAGTTGTTTTTTAAAAAAGGGAATCAATCCAAAGCAACGCAAGAACACGCTAAGAGTATCGACGGAATGACGGTCGTGGAATCGTGGTTGATTGAAGATAAAGTACATGACAAATCGGTTAAGTACGGTTTCAGTTTACCGAAAGGAACGTGGATGATTTCCATGAAGGTAGATAATGACCAAGTCTGGAACGACGTAAAAGAGGGTAAAGTTAAAGGATTTTCAATCGAAGGTTTTTTTGCTGACAAGTTAGAAATGTCAATGGAACAAAAAGAGAAAATCGAAATAATTGAACAACTCAAAAGCCTATTGAAATGAAAACCCAAAGCAAAGCAAGTCCACCAGAAGGAAGCAAAAGAGGTTGCCTATGTAAGAATGGCAAGTACTCAACTAAATGTTGTGACGGTTCATTACAAGCGCAAGGGATTGGGCAAATAACAAAAACAAACGCCCCAGGTCCTACGGTTACAGAAAGCAACGGAGTACGAACAACGGTGCGTCAAAACGGTTAAAAATCAAACAAACAATTTAATATACGTTATAATAGTACAATATAATAAATAAAATTATGAAAGAAAAATCAATTTTGAATAAAGTTAGAACACTTTTAGGAATGGAAGTTAAACTTGAAATGATGAAACTTATCGACGGCACAACAGTTTTAGAGGCTGAAATGTTCGAGGCGGATAACGAGGTTTTTATCATTACAGAAGATGAGCAAAGAATACCTTTGCCGATTGGTGAGTATGAACTTGAAAGCGGAATGATGCTTGTTGTAGTTGAGGAAGGTATTATATCCGAAGTGAAAGAAGCGACAACCGAAGAAGAAGTTGCAGAGCAAGAAGCGGAAACAGAGGTTGAAGTGGAAGCTGAAAAATCAGTTAATCCAATCGCTAAAAAAGTAATCGAATCAGTGAGTAAAGAAACTTTCTTTTCAGCAGAAATCGAAGAATTGAAAAAAGAAATCGAAGAATTGAAAACTCAACTTTCGGCACAAACTAACGAGGTAGCGACAGAAGAAGTTGCACCCGTTGAACTTGCCGAAGAAGTTAAGCCTATTTCTTTTAATCCAGAAAACGAAAAACCAATTGAAGGTTTCAAAATAGCTTCCAAAGCTGGTCGTTCGACAATGGACAATATATTATCAAAAATAAACAATATTTAAAAACAAATAAATTAATTAATTATGCCAACAACAACTTCAATAACAACAACTTACGCGGGAACTGCGGCTTCTGGTTACATCGCTGCTGCGTTACTTTCTGCACCAACTTTGGATAAAGGTGGAATCACGGTTATGCCGAACGTTAAGTTCAAACAAGTAATCAAGAGAGTAAGTACCGACGGAATTATCAAAAACGCAACTTGTGATTTTGACCCAACGTCTACTATCACATTGACAGAAAGAGTATTACAACCAGAATCGTTTCAAGTGAACCTACAATTGTGTAAAAGCGATTTTCGTTCAGATTGGGATGCAATTTCTATGGGTTATTCAGCTTTCGACGTATTGCCTAAAAACTTCGCAGACTTCTTAATCGCACACGCTGCTGAAAAAGTTGCTGCTGGAATGGAATCGGCAATCTGGTCAGGCGTTAACGCAACTGCTGGAGAATTTGATGGAATCATGACGCAATTGTCAACTGACGCTGCTTTACCAGCTGGTCAAAAAATCGCTGGTGCTGCGGTATCTGCTGCAACAATCATTACTGAATTAGGTGCAATCGTTGACGCTTGTCCTTCTGAATTGTACGGTAAAGAAGATTTAACTCTTTATCTATCTAACAACATGTACAGAGCGTACGTTCGTGCATTGGGTGGATTTGGCGCTTCTGGATTAGGTGCGAACGGTTACGAAGGAAAAGGAACAAACCAAGTTCTTGGTGATTTGTACTTCGACGGAGTTAAAGTATTCTTGGCAAATGGTCTTGCAGCTGGAACGGCTTTATTGGCTCAAAAATCAAACCTTTACTTCGCTACTGGTTTGCTTAACGACATGAACGAAGTGAAAGTTTTGGACATGGGCGACATCGACGGTTCACAAAATTGTCGAGTAGTAATGCGCTTCACGGCAGACGCGAAATACGGTTTTGCTGAAGACGTAGTTTCTTACGGAATCTAAAATCAAAAAATTGAACTAACGAGGGAGGGGTAAAATACTCCTCCCTTTTTTTATAACTTTAAAAAACAAAAAATTATGTCATCATGTGAATTAGTAAACGGTCGTCTCGAAGTCTGCAAAGATGCAGTAGGGGGAATCGACGCAATATACTTCATAAACTACGGGGATTATTCTTACCCGACAGACGTAACGGAATCAAACGACGTTATTAGCGCGGTTGCAAATGTTGCCTCTTTATACAAATACGAATTAAAAGGTACTAATTCCTTCGAGCAAAACATCACTTCATCTCGTGAGAATGGAACTACTTTTGTAGAGCAAACGCTTTCGGTTATCTTGAAGAAACAAGATGCGACAACTCACAAATCGGTTAAAATGTTGTCTTACGGTCGTCCTCACATTATTGTGAAAAACCGTAATAGTCAATTTTTCTTGGCTGGTTTGGAGCATGGAATGGAATTAACAACTGCTGCGGTTGCAAACGGTACTGCAATGGGTGATTTGAACGGCTACACGCTTACGTTCGTAGGTAATGAAATAGTTTTGGCAAATATTATCGACGTTTCAAATGAAGCTACTTTGGTTGCCGCTTTCGGTTTAACACTTGCCGACATCATTACTTCTTAACTATTTAACTACAATTAAATTAAGGGCGGCTTCGGTTGCCCTTTTTTTATTTAAAACAGTTTTAACGTTATTACGTTAATATAGTATGATAATATTAACAACGTCAACAAGCGCACAAACATTCAGTTGTATTCCTCGCGGTACGTTTGACGGTCTTACGATTATGGACGAACAAACAAACGTCGCGCAATCAATTACAATTGACGCGCAAACGTATGGAGATTATGTTTCAAGCGTCACGGCAGCGTTTAATTTAATCGAAGGCAGGTTTTATTCATTGACGCTTTTAAACGGAACAGACGTAATGTACAAAGATAAGATATTCTGCACCGATAAGTCAATAGTTAATTTTTCAGTAAATGACGGTCAGTATGTTTCAAACGCGACTGCAAACACTTTTATAGTTTATGAGTAACAACGTACACGTATTGCAATTGTCGGCATATACTACGCCTATAATTAAGGAATCGAAACGAGATAATTGGGTAGATTTTGGAGAAGATAACGATTACTATACTTTTCTTATCGACCGATACACAAATAGCACAACAAATAACGCCATTATAAACTCTATTTCGAGGCTTGTTTACG